ATTCAGAAAATCTTAATGGGTGGGTTGCATTACTACCAGCTGATTGGTCAAATCTATAAACGATACTAGGCATTAATCTCAAAGATTGAGAAGAAGTCTGTCCGTCAAATAAGAATTTACCACCACTAACTGTCACTACTACATTATGGTAGTATGGTGCAGTTGTGTTATTTAATTTTTGTTCTGCATTAAGTGTGACATCTCCTGATGTTCCACCACCACTTAAGTTTGTTCCAGCAACAACTGATGTGATATCACCTACTGTTGCAGAAAGAACACCGTTAGTTGCAGTAATACCTGTTCCAGCCATTGCAGATACTAAGTCTGCAATACTTTCTTTTCTTGTTGCAGTACCATCTATGAAAGGTAAACTGTCGTTTGCAACATCTACTGTTGCAGCTGTTAATTCGTTTAGATCAAGTGCAAGTGATACTGTTCCACTTGTTCCACCACCTGAAAGTCCGTCACCAGCTGTGACTCCTTCAATATCTCCTACCTCTGCATCTCTGTCTACTGTTAAAGTTCCAGCTGAATCATCATAAGTTAATGTTATTCCTGTGCCTGCTGTTAAAAGTGAATTTACTTGGTCATCGATTGCTTCTAGAGCTGCAGTACCAAAGGCTGCATTTGTTAAATCACCTGAACTATCAATGACTTCGGTACTACCAATCGTCAATCCGTTTTTTATTTTAAAGTTTTGGGCTGCCATTAGAATGTGCCTCCATCTATTGTAGCATTATTAATCGTCTTTGCCGAACCTGAATCTGCTAGATGGTTGTTTACCCTTGTTGTTGTAAAGTAGGTGTTAGATGAACCTTCGGAAATATTATCAGTATCTAATGTTGAAACAGCAGTTGCCTGTATCTTCCCACTTGAATTTACAACTTCGGTAGTTCCAATGTCAATTCCTTGTTCGATTCTGAAATTTTTGGTATCTGCCATGTTTCTCCGTGTCCTAAATTGTGTAGTTTAAGAATGTATACGATTATTTATAAGATGTGTACCCCTAGAAGAAAAAAGAAAGGGGGCATACACCCCCTTTTTTTTAGAGTTGTTTTCTCTTATGCATCTACAACTGTTCGGTCAAACTTTATTACTGTCGAGTCTGCCGAAGCTGGAGTGCATCTAAGTCTAACATTTGCACCACTGATGTCTGCATCAAATGTGGCAAGTGTTGCATCTTGCAAAACACCATATTGAGTTAATGAAACCGTAGTTCCATCATGAATCAACATGATTTCCGTTGAATGGAAATCTGTTCCTTTAGACATTGCAACGATATATCTTGCAGCCCTGTAGGTTGCATGAGCAAAAGTATCAAGATTAAATACATCGGTTGCAGTTTTAGTTGCTGAACCTCTCTTTGTATTTGCATCTTGAGTTGCTTTACTTGTTTTGATTACATCGTCACTCGAATCATATTCGATATGTCGGATAAGTTCTGCAAGTTTAAATCCTTTACTTATAGCCATCTCTCATCCTCCTATGAATGTCTTATTTGGAATGTATCAATCGTTGTATTCGTATTAACTGGTGTTACGAGTAATCTCATATTACCTGAGTTAATATCTGAATTCAACGAGAACAAAGAACTGGCACTAAACACATCACCGTACTGGACGAAGTATGAGTTAGAACCATTGTTGATTAATAAAACCTCTGCAGCGTGTGTACCCGCAGAAGCGTGAGTTGCACAAATGACATATTTGATTGCTTTATTTGCAATGCCATTTGACGATAACACTTGGTCAGCCGTTGTCGCAGAAAATGATGTTGCCGTGTAGTATCCTTGTACCAAGTCTGCACTTGTATAAGCAACTACCTGTACGACATCACCACTTATCGCATTCGCAGCGAGAGTGATGGTTGTGGAGTTAGTAGTAGTATAATCTGCACCACCACTAATTAATTTTACACCGTTTAGATAAACTTGTTCTGTCCCTGCTGTGTAGGTTAAAGAATTTGAGTTATCATCATTACCAGTTATACTTGTAGTATTACCTGTAATAGAGTAAGTGTATATGGTCAAACCTGTTCCACCAACGGTTGAGAACGATAAAGTCCCCGAACCATTTGTGACTAGGGCTTGTCCATTTGAACCATCACTTGTCGGAAATGTGATTGCATCATTGATTGTTAGAGAAGCTGGGACTGATCCGACTTCCACAATTGCAGCCGACCCATCATTTTTTTCCGTGTAAACACGACCATGATAGGTATTAATAGCAATCTCACCTAGGGCAAGATCACTGACTACGGGAAGATCGTTCTGAGTCGAACTTCGTTTGAATTTAATCTCTGTTGCCATCGGTATCTCCTCCTAAAGATGATTTAATTAAAATGTTCCACCATCTATAGCTGTGATTGAAACGGCACCACTTGATACTGTGAAGTTTGCACTTGCAAATGAGGCTATACCTTTATTTGAAGTTGATGCATCTTCACCAGCTATTGTGATACTTCCGTCTGCATTAGTCACATCGATACCTTCACCAGCAGTTAGAGTTCCTTTTGCAAAGTCACCGTTTGAACCGTGACCAATTAGGATTTGACCTGCTGTTGGAGCAGAACCATCTACTGATGTGATTGACCCTGAGAGTGCAAGACCTGTTGCTTCTATACCACCAAATACTGCATCAAGTGCTGTACCTGAGAATGTTGAAGATGAGTCTGTTGCAGCTCCTAGTGCTACGAACTTTCCTGTTGAATCATCGAAACCGAAGAAACCAACTTTTGCACCTGATGAGTTGTACTTAAATTTAATACCTCTATCTAGGTTGTCATCTGAACTATCGTCACCAATTTCGAAAACTGGGTCTGCAATAGAAACAGTAGTTGAGTTAACAGTTGTAGTTGTACCACTAACTGTCAAGTTTCCTGCGATTGTAACATTATCAGGAAGTCCAATTGTGATTTGATTTCCTGAACCTGCTGTTTCGATTTCGTTGGCTGTACCAACGATTGAAAGTGTTTCACTATCTAGATCGATTGACAATGCACCACCTGAGTCACCTTGGAAATCCAAGTCTTGAGCAGTGATTTGTGTATCTACATAATCTTTAATTGCAGCCGAAGTTGCAATTGTTGTATCGTTATCGTTTGATCCAATCCCCTCGGATTCTGTTACCAACATTGCAGCTGCTAAAGAACCGATTACGACTGAACTTGCAGCCAACTTGTCTGCATCCACCGCGTCATTTGCGATAGTTAATGCACCGTTTGCTGCTAGGGTTGCGTCTCCTGATACTGGTTTGTTATCAAATGAATCAGACCCGTCATGAATCAGAATATGTCCTGACCCCGCACCTGAAATATTTGTATCTGAAGCACCAGCAACCGTTGAAGTTGAAGTTGCGAAGGATAGGTTTCCTGAACCGTCTGTTTGGATAACTTGGTTTGCAGAACCATCTGAGCCTGGCAATGTGAATACCACATCTCCACCTAATGTATTAGGTGATTTCAATCCAACTGAGTGAGAACCGTTGTCGGTATCTTCCATCAGTTTTAATGTACCACCTGTAGAGGCACCATTACCAACTTTAAAGTCGGCAGGTGTAGCCGTAGAACCAGCAAGTATATCAGTATAATACTTACCACCGATTGCGTGAATCAGGGCAGTAGAGTTATCTGAATCTACTGATTCAATGTATAGTTTTGCACCAGCACCCGAATTAGACCTGTCCTGTACATATGCCAATTCCCCTTCTGCTAGATTACTAACAGAGGGTGCTGACACACCTGTACTTCGTTTAATCTGAATTACTGTTGACATTTTTATTCCCCCTAGGAATATAATATTAGTTAATTAAAAGCTTTTATTTCTCTTCACTATCCGAGAAAGAACATAATACAAACAGTCCTCTCACTATGAGGGTCGTGTCTCACTGAATGACACCTTGATTTGTTTAAGTATTTATAAGACTAGAATGTTCCACCGTCAATAGTGGTCTTAGTGACCCACTTATCGGTGGCTTGGTCGTATGAGAGTAGACCGTTGTCTGTTTCTGTTGCGTTGACATCAAGAAGTTCGTTGATAGACTTCTGTGTTAAGTCTGCTTGAACTGTAGTTGAGTTTCCAATTGCAACCTGTTTTGCTCTGATTTGATTACCTTGTAGAACTCTTGCTTTAATATTTGACATAATTACCTCGTCACGCCTGGTGTAAGAATTGCTTGACCTTCAACAACACGGGTTGTTTCTGAGGTCGAAGTCTTAGTTATATTTAGGTCATAAACATATCTACCAGCTTCCATTGCATTTGTTTGAGTATCAGTTAATGTTAAGGTAACTTGTCCAGCAGATGCATTGATAGATGTTGCAAAGGTTTGAGTTGCATTAGTTGAACTATATGTCTTTCTAATTTGTGAAGCTGCAGTGTAACCAGTTAAGTCTAGTATCTCTCCAGCACTATCCGTACAATCTACAGTGATTGCATAGTCTGTTCCTTGGTCGATGAATAAATTTGCTATAATGGCCATAATACTATTTATCCTTTTAAGAACTGTGCATTAGGCACTGATTGGTGAATTTTTTCAACATTAGTTGGTTGTGGCCCTTGAGGTGCATTTACATATACCTCTTGTGCTTTTCTTAGAGTTCCACCTTCGTTTACGAATACACCTTTCACTTTTGCAAGTGGCCCTATCTCTCTTGTCAATGAATAAGGTTGTTGATACAAGAATGGTGACCTGTAATCATATGTGTAAGGATAAGGATTCTGATATGTACTAGGTTGTCTTGCATTTGCAATATAAGGTTGCTGTGCATTTACTGGATTTGCATATGTAAATGGTGACCTATAGTCATAGTTATGTGGTTCTCTCGCATTTGCAATATACGGATACGGTTGTTGTGCATTACTTGGTTGTCTTGCATTTGCAATATACGGATATGTTGCTTGTGCTGACAACGGGTTAGATTCCTGTGCTGACACTGGGTTTGCATGGTTTATAACCGTCTGTGTACTACGGCCTGGATTAGGTTGTTGTATATTTGCAATATACGGATACGGTGTTTGTCCTTGTCTTTCATAGGTAAATGGTGATCTATGATGATAAGTGTATGGGTATGGATTTTGTACATTAACATCGTAAGGACTTCTACCCTGTCTTGCATATGTGAATGGGTGTTGATAAGTTGTAGGCCCTCTCACATTTCCAATATTTGAGAGAACAGGAGTTCTTCCTATTAAAGGTGCAGTCGCAGGTTGTTGGAAAGCATATGGCCCAACATAAGGCCCACCTTGTCCAGTTACAGGTGTTCTGTTTTGTGCAAGATACGGATAAGGTTGTTGAGATGCAATTGCTTGTACACCGCCTGGCACTTGCCCAGGCTGTTGGAACGGATACGGAGATGGTTGTCTATATGTAAACGGCCCACCATCAGGTGAATAAAATGGAATCTGTATTTGTACTAGGGTCTGAGCTTGTCCAATAACAGGAACCGTGCCTGACACTTGCCCAATCACTGGACTCTGTACAATTGCCTGAGTATTAGATGGTTGTCTTGCTTGTGCAATATAAGGATACGGTTGCTGAGCACTTCCGATAGTAGGTGTTCTACCAGTTGCATTTCTAATATTCGGTTGTTGAATATTCGCCTGATATGGATAGGGTGTTTGTCCCTGTCTTGTATAAGTAAACGGTGATGCATATTCGTATATACTAGGTTGTCTAGTAGTATACGGATTCTGATAGGTGAACGGACTTTGTTGTTGATAAGTATATGAAGTCTGTCCCTGTCTAGCGTATGTAAAAGGATGTTGATAAGTAAAAGGGGTTCGTCCAGTTCTCTGATAAGTGAACGGAGACTGTCTCTGTCTTATGTTAGGTTCCTGTGCGCTTACCTGATTTTGGTATGTAAATGGACTTCTATTCTGATAGGTAAACGGTGCCTGAGCGTTAGCAGGATAAGTACCGACTATATTTCTTATATTCGGTTGTTGGGCATTCTTTATTATTTGACCTTGATAAGGTTGTTGAAATGTTGTCCCTATGTTTAAATAAATTTCATCAGACATATCATACTACAAACCAAAGGTGACCAGTCGCAGAACTGCCGACACCTGTTGGTGCAGAAGAGACTATTTCATAATCCAGTTCAATGTTGTCACTATTGATTTCTATCCCGTTTGAAGTGTTTGCACTTATAACACCTGAACTACTAAAATCGATACCAGCTCCACCTGTCAAATATGACTGTACATTTGAATTATCATATTGAGATGCAGCCGAGAATGCAAGTGTATCTGTTGCATCATCGTAGGTAACTGTTATATTACTATGAGTTGCAGAAGTTATCATGGTTGCTGCAGCGTCCATTGCTCTCTCATCAGTAAAGTATAGGTTCGTTCCTTCTGTTACTGTAGTAGTTGTTTGTTTATCTACTGGTTCATAATCACCACTGGTTGAATTATATGCTAATATCTGTCCGTTAGTTGGGTTAGTGCCACTAACATCACTCAAAGATTTGATAGAATGATTTGTGATACTAGACACGGTTCCTGTTAATGCACCTGTTGATGCATCTAATACAACTGAACCACTATGTTTGACATCACCTGTGACATCTCCAGTTACATTTCCTGTTAAATTTCCAACCAATGCAGTTGAAGTTATGGAACTAAATCCTGTTCCAACACCACCTGTAATTGTTGCAGTGCCATCTGTATATGTTGGTGCAGTTAAAGTTTTACCACTTGCAAGTGTTAAGTTTTCTTCACCGTAAGTTGCACCAGCTAATTGAACTGTAAATCCTGATTGTAATTCGGTAGTTCTTGAAGAACTGTCTCCATTTAATATAACTCCATTTGAGTTAATATTGTAAATTGTATTTGCAGCTGTTTCTGTAAACTGACCAGTTGCGCCACCAGCACCACCACCATCACCTACTGCAGAACCAGTAAATGTGTAGATGTTTATAATGTCACCTACTGTTGCACCTGAGTTAAGTGTTATTGAATTTGATATACCAGCACTTGGTGCAGATACAGTAAAATCGTTACCTTCATTTAAGTGGTTACCATTTTTGAATACTTGGAATCTACCAGCTCTAATCTTTACTGTTTTACTATCAGTTTCATGAGAAGAGTTAAATGTTGTTTGAGATGCAGTTGCGGTAAATGTAAAGTTATCAAAGTAGAAAGTCTTATTTTCTAATTCATTAATTGCATCTACTAAGTTGTTACCATTATTGATATTACCACTGAGGCCAGAAATAGTCCCGACATCATTTGCCAACTTATTGTAATTACCTCTAAACTCTTCTAAAGTTTGATTTCTGTTTACTGTTCTAGCCATCTTTGTTTATTAGTTCCTTTAATAATGATTTAATTTCACTCATATCATTCTTTAAACTATTTATCTCATCTCGCTGTGTTCGAAGAATTTGTCTTCTTTTCATAGTAAGACGATAATTCTCAACATCCGTATTGATAATTGCATGAGACTCTTCGTCTCTTATCAAATGTGTATGTCCTTCTACCTTTATATCAGCCATTATGCAAGTGCCATACATCTAAGTGCAGAGACCGCTGGAGGTGTACATGTGTTACTACCTTGTCCTACAATCTTAATTGCAAATGCAGTGAATTCAGGTAAGTCTTCTGCTGTATATTCGTATTCCTTAAAGTTTCTTTGGTCAACCTCGATACCTTTATCGGGTGAACCGTCTGTATTAAAGAACTCAAATCCTATGTCATCAAGAGGTGTATTTTCATCACTCTTAATAATCTTGAACATATACTTAAGTTCTGTGTTTGGTGGTCTAAAGTTATCTGCAATAACTTTCAAAGTCGTAGCAGGAGTTTTTAAGTTAACTTTCCTTGTAACATAGACCATTGCATTGTTATCCCCTTCGGGTTCCGTAGAGGCCGAATATGCAACTCCTGTAGGCACATCTGATGCACTATCTATGTTATTCAGTCTGTTTGCAATTGCAATTGCACCCACTGTTCCTACATCTAACACTGGTGAAACAGTATTACTTGAGGTAAACATTTGTAGTAACAATCTAAATGATCTTACACTTGACATTTTGTTTGTTTCGTTTATAGGTGATGCAACTACGGCTGGGTTATCCAAATATGAATTATCATTTAGTGTGATAAAGTTATTTTGTGACCTTCTTGTATATGCAGTATCACCTGTTGCAATATGTCCTTCGGGTGATTTCATTGCAGTTGATTCTGTACTTGCAATAATTTTTGAACCACCTTGACTTATTGAAGGTATCATAGTGTGTAGAGTATCGTAATAGAAGTTTCTTGATTCCATTACATTCTCTCCACCACCGATAGTAGACTCTAATGCAGTGTATCCTGATTTGAATTTATTGTTTGCAATATATGTGGACATATCTACTGCAACATTATATGAGTCGATACCTATATCTGATATACCAGCTGTGTTTGTGTCACCATATGTGATTGTACTTGAACCACCGATTGCATCCACTGGGATACCACCTAGTGTTTGTCCGACTGATCCGACAGTAACTAAGAAGTCTGCACCACCATTAAAGGTGTCGACTCGTACACTATCAGCAGCTGTATATCCTTGGCCTGGGTTTACAATTCTTGTATCAGTGATACTACCACTTGCAATTGTAAAGTCTAAAATTAATCCTGAACCTGTTCCACCTGTTGCAGATTGAGTTGTATATGTACCATCTGCTGGTGAACCACCACTCGTATCAAGTGACGGACTACTTAAGGTTATAACTGAACCTACTCTATCTCCAGTTATACCTGATATTTGAACATTTGAACTTGTATCATATTGTCCATGCATGTAACTTGAAATTTTAACAGTATTAGAACTTACAGTTGTTTGAATTGGATTCTTTGCAAGTTTTTGTGAAGGTACATCTACATTCTCGAAATATACAGATGCAACTTTAGTATTATCAAAGTTACAAATCTTCATGTTAAATTTCAAGTCATCTGTTTGTTCTGCAGTCCATGTTGAAGCATTCTGTGATAAGAATAATGAACCTGCGTATGGTTGTCCTGAAATTGTTTCTCCAGTGAGTATGTCAGGCTCTCCCATTCTTGAAATGAAACATTCGTAATCATTTGAGTTTGAGTAAACTACAAAACAGTATTCTACTTTTTCATTTACAAATACTGGAGAGTCAAATGTAAATGTTGTTTTTGCTGAACCATCTTCTGATATATTAATATCTGCTGGGTTCAATGTCTTAGTTGAGAATGGTAATACAGTTTGGCCTGGATATCCATTCACCATGTTTCTAATCTCTACTGATACTGGCATGTGAGTTGATTTTGCTTGGAAGAACAAGTCTATCGAAGTCAACATCATTCCACCTGTTGCCTCACAAATAAATGATTGTGCTAATGGGTCACCCCAACCTCTTTCTAACCTAGACATTGCTCCCCAATTTCTTACTAAGTCCATTTGGTCTCCGATTATCGGATCAGGGAAGACTATTGGGTCAGGCGGAATCGGTATAGCAGGTGGCTCAGGTGGAGGCACTGGTAAAGGCACTGGAGGTGCAGGCGGTATAAAAATTACTGGTGGTACTGTTGGTTGCACTGGTGCTGGGTCGGGTTCAGCAGGAGTAATTTCAACTACAGGTGGTGTGGTATCTCTTGGGATATCGGGTGCCTGTGTATCTACTCTACTTACATTTAACCTTTCACCTCTTCTTTGTGATTGTCTTGTACCTGATACTGATTGTGTTATCACTCTACCATTTCTTGTAGAAGTAATTTCTGTTTGTGAACTTGCCAACAATCCTTGAGCTTGGTATGTTGCAGAACCAGTTGAAGGTGGATTCGATAAGTTATAGAATGAAGAAGTAATTCTTAATTCTCTCATACCTGTTGGGAATCTCTGAACACTATTGTTAGGAAGTTCAAAGAATCCTCTCAATCTACCATTACCATCTGATTTTAAATTTGAAGTTACAGTTGTTCCACCATCTACAGAATAACTTGAATTAAATGGTCTTACAAATTTATCCACTCTAATTCCATCAAAGAAGAAGAAGTGGTTTGTGCCTGGCTTCAAGTTAGTTGCATCAATCTCAATTGTTCTTGCTCTCATGAACGGTATGATTGATACTGATACTATTCTATCGTTTCTTGTTTCTACAAAGTCTTCAACTACAGAAGTTGTAACACCAGTTCTAGTTTGTATTTCAGGTGTTTCTGTAATCTCTCTTGTTATTTCTGTTCCAGCTTGCCATGTTCCACCCTGTAGTGGGTCTCCACTCCATGAACCTGATGAAGTTGATTGTACTTCTGTTGATACACTTGAAGGTTCTCCTGACCATGTTGTTTGCCATGAGTTCCAAACAGTTCCTAATGAGTTTCCTACTCCAGCTAGAACTGCATCGAAGTTTCCTTCTCTGTTAATTCTGACATCAGGTAATCTCTCTGAGTCATTCCATATATCTGTTTCAGGTGTTAGTTTAACATTACCGATAAATGCAAAGACATGATATGGGTTAACATTTATATGTCTTGAAGCTTTGTTCTGATTCACATATGATGATTGAGTATAAGGTAATGTAATCAAATCACCAGTCTTTTGATAACTAGAAGAAGAACTTGTATTCAGTGCAATATCAAAGAACTGAGTAAAGGTTTGTGGTCGTAACATACCCATCTTAGTATCGATAGCACACTTATAGTCGGGATGGTTTACATCACCAATCTTATGTCCTCTAAAGTTATCTACGAGGAATCCTGATTTGAATCTATCGAATCCATCTGCATCTAATACTTGAGCAGACTGGGTATCTTTTTCTAGTAATGATAGAGATGTGACTCTTTCTAGGTTAGTGACCCTGTTGTTAATCCTACCTATGTCTTTCATCGTAAATCTACGATGGTCAAAAGTTCTTACTCTAATCTTCTTTAAATTTTTTGTATAAGCTGGAATGAACAACTCAAACATTTCGATTGAGTCATCAATTGCTTTTGGTTTAGTTGGTGACAACGCAGGTGTTCCTGTTGAGATATCAAATCTACCATCACTTAATAAGAATACTTTATCTATTCTAGAAGTATAGAATGATATATCACCTGTTGTTGACAATGTTGGAACTGGTGTATCAAATACATTGACACCTGTTCCTGTAAAACTTCTACTGTAGTAATCGAATGGGTCACCACTTAATCCTGTTGATATGTTCAACGGAGAAGCTGGGTTTGCACCAGCACTTGCATCAGATATGTTACTACTTGTATATAATTGTGCAACACTTGGTCTAAAGTCTAATGCATCTGATAATTCGAATTGACCATCGGGTTCTAATCCACCTAGGTCTACTTTGTTTGGTGAATACACTGGTATATCACCATAATCAATACCGTTATATGAATCTACATCATAGAATTGACCTGTTCCACCTGTGAAGTAATCAAAGACTACGAGTATTGAATTGTTTGGTGAAGGTGCGCCTGGTTTTAATGTGATCTTACCATGGTCATAGAAACCATCTCTTTGACCATTATCAAAGAAATATCTATCTGTAATGTTATCACCACCAGCTGTTACTGTTCCAATTGTTCCAGTAAAGTTTGATGTTTGACCTACTACTGCTTCACCTTCGGTGAATGTAAAATTGTTCATGTAATAAACAAACGATGCAGAACCAGCGTTGAATTTTATGATTCTTGCTTTTGCACCTGATGTTTGTCCTATGACTTCTTCTTCATTTACTGGTGTTCCTGATGCAACTGCAAATATACCACTTGGAGGTAATGGTGTAGTACCACCGATACCTTCATAGATACCTCTGATTGCAAAACAGTCTGCAACACCTAATGTGATTTCTTTATTGTCGTAACATGTTCCATAGTCATATGCACCTGCGTTACCAGCATATTTTTGACTTACTATTGCACATCTTGACCTCTTAAGTGATTTGTCACTATTGACTGGTACACTTAATGTTACTGCATATGATACGATGTAATCAACACCATCATCTGCACCTGTTGTAAATTCATATCTCTCAGTTGTGGCTGTTGGGTTTGTTTTACTTCCAGCAGTTGTTACTGGGTCTAACTCGACACCCAAAGTATTTGCACCACCACCTGATGCACCATTCAAATCATATACAGATAACTGGAAGTTATCTCTAGATAATTGTAAGAATGCTTCGTTTGAATCTGTTGTGACTGTAACTTTACCACCTGAAGCAGGAATAATCTTTTGTTTTTTAACTGTTACATCATCAGGAGTATGTGTCTTGACATAATCTCTTGGCCATGCAAATATAGCTGCAGTTTGGTCTTGGTCATAAATCTTAGTTCTTCTTCTTGCAACATTACCTGAGAATGCATCACTTCCACCAGTTGCTGATGACAATGTAAGTGCAATATTACTTGTAATACTTGCAACTACATGTTCAGTTGTACCATTTACAGTGATTATATCACCTTCTTTTAATTCAGATGTAAATCTAGTTCCGAAACCTGTTACTGCTGTTGATGAGTTTGAAAGTGTAACTGAACCTGTTAGTGTGTTATCTTCATCTTGAATTATATCTGCAGTAAAATCTGCAACTGCAGCGTCTGTTCTTTCTTGTCCTATCCCCCTCGCTCTGTCTATGTTATAAGACCTAACTTCGTTTGCAACACCTCTGTAGTTTTCACCTACGATTGTACATGAGAATGTACCATCACCTGTTGATGATACTGTTTCTCCGTGTTGGAATATACCATTTACATCATGGATATAAACTGCATTCGAGTTATTATCGTATGCAATGATACCTGTTGCACCACTTGTTCCACCTACGAGTTTGTCTCCAGCATTTGCAGTTCCAGTATGAGAACTATAACCAATCTTTGTAAACATTCTTACATCGAAGAGATATAGATTTACTCCGTCTTCTGCAGCTCCTGTATCGTCATGAGAGTCAATGTATCTGACTCTTCCAAATCCAATATGATCTCCTGAACCTAAACTGCCTGGCGTTAATTCTGCTGGGAATAACTGACATACTCCATGAGGGTCTAGTGCTTGAGCTCCTGACTCATTTCCAAAATCAGGGAAACCAAAACAGTTTTCTACTTTAATATAGTTTCCTAATCTAGTTGGAGTTTTTGCACCAGCTATTGTTTGTGTTGTTCTTGCTTTGTTTATCGATAGATTTGATGTTCCAATCTTATCAATCTCATATCCTTTAACATATGCCTTTCCTGGCGATATCTGAAATAGGAATTTACTTTCATCACCACCTTGACTCTTGAGATAGAAACCTGCGTTTGTTGTATCGTCTAGGTGTTCTCTCATACTATGAGTAAATTGTTGTGTAATAAAGTCACCGTTTGCATCGAATGTTCTTCGTGCAAGAGTATTCTCAATTTCAGAATACATCGGTCTTGATTTTTGTAATTGTATTAAACCATTGTTAACTCTAACCAATTCAATAAAGTTTGCATCATCTGTAGAAGTCAATGCAAGTTTTGCTAGTGTTAATGTGAATTGGAATCTGTCAGCACCAGCTGCATTTTCGTTTGAAGTTCCCTGTGCATTATCATACAACGAAGAATCTTCTGCAGTCGATATCATTGATTCAGTAATAGTTAAACCCACTCTAAATGAAGGTTTTGCATTATACTTCTCAAGTATTAGTTCTTGTTTTGCTACCTTTACAAAGAATCCTCTGATGAATACAACACCTTCTGAGATATTTGCAATTGAACATCTTCCTATTGGTGTTTCGGATTCTGCTTCGACTGTAAAGTCATTGTTACTTGCTGTATCTTCTGTTACGACACCAGCATCACTAAATCCACACTTAACAAGTGTTTCTCCAGCTGTAAATACTGATGAATGGTTTGCGTCTGTTCCTTGTCTTTCGAATCTGACAAAGAGTGTAAGTTTGTCTGTAGTTGTTTCTGCAGTTGAAGTTATAACCTTTGCAACAACACCTGATGTCTGACCAACTAAATGTTGACCATGGTATAGTTGTCTATATGATTCTGCAGATGCATCACCACTTGAATTAGGGTTATCTGTTTTAACTTTGACATAGTATAAATCAAAGTCGACATCAGACTGAGCTCCTGTTACAATAGAACCTTCTTGAAAGAAATGGTCACCTAATCTCTCTATCTGATTTTGTAAGATAGATTGTGTTTGGGTTAACTCTCTTGCTTGGAGTGGTCTTCCAGCTCGGTATAATACCTTATGAAAGTTTTTAGACTCCGAATAGTCATCGTAATAGGGTGTAATGTTTAAATCAGTCTTCTCTGCCATAGTTTACTCTTATTGTCTGTTAAAGATGTAAAATCAATTACATCTGTATAATCAGCTTGATATCTTCAATCTGATCTGCAGCCCTTGTGACTGCTCCCCTGTTCTCGACATACATGATGTTACCTGAGTATTTAACGATTTCGGGGAATGTGCTATCAACACTGGATACTGTTCCAATAGAACTCGCACCCTTATATACTGTATCGGAACTTGAGAAGTTTACATATCCACCAGCACTATTTGCTTGAGGGATATGAGATACAACATTTCCAGTAATAGAAACGATTCTAGACACTGCAACACCTGTACCATCTGAACTTGCATCTCTGATTGTGTCATCTACTGCAAGACCTGTTACTGATGAAAGTGTCATTTTATGGTAAGCTGAATAGTTAGTACCTGTTGCAACTGTAGTACCTGCTGAGAATGGGTCTTGTATTAATCCAATTCTTCTAAAGTCATTATCTGTTGGGAAGTCACCTGAACCTTCTGCAAACTCTAATCTTGAGTTTACCATGACGAAGTTTCCACCTAGTTCTTCCACTGGGTTTGCACCGTGTCCATATTGAGGTGCAATCAAAGGTGTTACTACTGCACTTGTAGAAGGAGTTCCAATACCTGAGACACCATCTACATTGATAGTTGCTCTTTTATATCCTGTACCGTTAGCAGTAACGGTTACATGTGAAACATTTCCTGATGCATTAACATGAACTGTACATACACCACTTGAACCATCTCCATTAATTGCAACACTCGTATAATTTCCTTGAGTGTAACCAGCTCCACCGCTGTTTACTTTAACATGAAGTATTCCACCATCTATAGCATTGTTTTCAACATCCCATTGTGCAGAACCATCATCAGGAGTATCACCAAGTTCTGTTTGAGCTCCAATAGTTTTAACGGGCATAAAGTCGGTAGTAACAAATTTAATTGTATCGGCAGCTGATACAGTATACATGTACTTCCAAAGATATCCTCGTCCACTTCCAGCACCAGTATCATTAGTTTCTACTAATGCAGTTGCAGAAGTTCCAACTGGTTTAACGGTTGATGCTACGGTTGAACCATTATCGGCTCTCCCTGTTCTAATGCATTTATAAACATGGAATTCATCAGTGATGACATAATACTTTGAGTCGTATAAGTTTGTTGCACTTGTACCTGATGAAGTATTAGTTGCACTGATAGTGTGGTCATACTCATCGTAAGTGGTTCCTGATGTCCAGTTTTCTCTTGTTATTGCATGAGTAACATCTGCAGAAGAAACTTTCTTCAATGCTACCATGTCTGAGAATGCATCGTATTCTTCACCAGTTGAATTTGCTGGTGATGGGGGTGATGTGTCATCCGTCCATGGGAACGATCTTCCTATGAACATGTATGTTGAAGAAGCTGTTTCTCCAAAATCTTCAATGAATTGTTTAGCACTATGTGTTCTAAACTTTTCGGTTATAATTGCTGCCATTTTTCTAACTCCGTTAATCTATAGATTATTTATATACTATTTATAAAGAACTCAACTGTGAATTCGTAATATTAGATGAAATAACATAAGAGTTCCATGTCATGTTGGTTCTCTTATACTGTAATTCATCAAAACTTTTTAGTCTATGGTTAGGAACGAATGCATCAAAGTCTTCAAAAGTGAATCCACTTTCCTTTGATTCTTCTAAAAGTACCGAACCATGACCATCTTCAAAGACAATTCTGTCTTGGTCATTGTTGTCCAAGCTTTCGTCAAGCAAATAATATGCAATGTCGTAAACATTTTGGTCAACTATTTTATTTAGGTCACCAATTGTAGTTCCCATAGGAACAAACGAGGTTAATGACCCGCCCTCTGTTCTTTCGTCTAGGACAACACCACCATCCTCTAGGATAATTGTGTCTCCATCTTCTGTTGTATGATAGAAGTTTGCAAGAGTCTGTACTCTTTCTGTTGCCATATACCTTGTATTCTCTTTTGTATATGAACCGTCTTCTAATTCCATACCGAAACCATCTTCCGTTATGAATCTTGCACCGAAGCCATCACCCTCATCTTCTTCCATTCTTAAATTATGTGTTTCTTCTTCTACGATAATCTTACTATGACCATCTTCTAAAACTATTGCCTCTGATGAGAAAGGATGATACGATGGTATTACTATTCCCTGATCTGCACTTCTTGGATATGGGCCGTCTGATAACCTCTCATATGGACTATGAGATGGATTATTAACATTATCTATATTGAGAACAGTATCAGTATTACCTTCGATTACTACAATCTGTCCACCCATACCTGAATGATTGTTACAATAGTAATAATAAGTACCAGCTGTTGTTGGTAAGAATGAAGTAAAGTTAAATCCTTCATTTACACCACCACTTGAACCTATCTCAGTACCACTATTATGTGAACCATCTGATGTTGCTGATATTTTGAATGGGTGTGCATTACTTGGATAGTTGAAGTAATATGTAACTCCAGTTTCTAATTCAAGTCGTTTGTTGTTTAGGTTGTTTATCTTGTAAACATTTTGTGATCCATTGTTGACCACGGATACATCAATACTCTGAGCTCTTGCAGCTGTATCTCTTCTTGTTCTTTGTCTGACTATTGCACTGGATACAAGTTCTTTTATAATTAAGTTGATACGACCTCTTTGTGATGGAAGAGCTGTATCGAATCCTGACAAGTCTATAGGTTTAACTAGAATCATTGGGTCTAGTAAATCTGCTTGGTCTTTATGTGGATGTATCATCACCTCTGTCAAATGCTCTGTAATTGCATTCTTATCAGGAGCTGATTCTAATATCATATGATATCCATTCTCTAGAATGATGTTTGATTCATCATCTCTTAGAATAGAATCTGCAGTTTCCAAATCAACATGATATGTTGGGAAAGCTTGCATAATAATTGTTGGTAAAAAGTTAAATCTATTCTCGGATTCTAATCCAGCTACATTATTAGTCTCATCGAATGGGTTAACAAAGTTTTTAACTGCAACCTCACCAAAGAATATGTGACCTGATGGATGAACTAAATCCTTGACAATTGCTCTATATTTGTTTATACTCTCACCGACTTTGATTATATAAGAGTGTGTCTGATAGAATAGACCATCATGCAAGTTAGCTGTATCTTCATCAAGTGTTCCTTTGTTATCAATTAACTGTCTTTGAATGATACCTTCTGCACCTAGTTTACCTCTTGCTTGGAAAGGATTAAATTTCAAACATGTAAATGTATCAACACTATTAAATAATACTTGTTCGTTATCTAAGAAGTGTCCGTCTAATTCTGTAAAGGTTAAAACACTTTGGTTTGCATTATAGTTTATAACCTTACCTGTAGACCCTGTAATCCTTCCTGTAAAAGTTAAGTTTGCTGTTAGTGTTGCAGATGGTGTGGTAATTAACATTTTGGAATGAGATGTTGAATCCATCACCATATCTTCTTTAAAGTTATATCCTTGGTCTTGGATATTAATTGAACCTACTCCACCAATCTCATCTGAATATGCAAGAAGTTTTGCACCTGTTCCACTTGATACTTTAATTTGTTTTGCAGTCTTGGCTGTTCCTGATGTACCACCTGTTACTACCTCACCAGCTGATACGAATTGATTCACATCGGTGTGAGTTCTTTTGACTACTAATCGGTTGTCTTCTTCTTCTATTCGGATAATAGATGCAGTTGCACTTGATGTACCACCTGTAATTGTTTCACCAACTTGGTAACCCGATATGTCTGCTGGGTCTAGATAAATGTATCCGCCAGGGAAACACTGAGGTAATGTTGTATAACCTGAGCCTGGTGATCTAACAACTACACTTCTGATAAATGATTCAGTTGTACTAAGTTGTATTTTATCACCATCTTCCAATATTAGATTATTGAAATCTGTAAAAATTTCTATTAATGCACCAGCACTCTGACCACTGGTGAATGTAACTCTGTCGTTCTTAAATGTATAATCAGTGTAAGGTGTTTTTTCTATCCCGTCAACAAAAACTTTTACTGAGTTATCGTTGAATAGTATGAGTTGTCCGTTATCATCTGTATTACCAACTCCACCAAAAACAGTTTGTCCTGCTGTTGCTGTGATTTCAAATTGACCCCACTCTGTTCTGTTTTCTAAAATTACAACATCTTCTACTGCACCAATTACAGCTTCTGCAGCGTTACCATCTGCATTAGAATTATCGAAGACAACTATATCTCCTCCGTTGTATCCTGTACCACCATCGACTATGAATACTTTTTCTACTCCACCTCTTCTTAGTCCATCAATAACACCTTTTGCTTTTACTACATCTCTTCCTGCTTTACCGTCTGTAAAAAGAATCGGGTCATTCAGCGAGTACATGGAACCAAAACTTTGGAACTCGTTTAATACTCCTCCTGAATATGACTCGTTATAGTAATCAACATTTGCAGCTGATACCGTTGCATTTGCAACTAGAGTTGCAGTTACATCATCAGTAATCGTTGCAATCTCAGAAGTGTATTGTGTAGATGATACTGTATACTTAATAGTGTCACCCACTTTTAGTTCTCTCAAGAACTTAGAAGATGCACCTGTTAAAGTTTTAGTATCAACTGTTGTTGTGATATTACCTGATAGTTGAGGACTCTCTAAGAGAACTGTATCACCGTCCTCCTGTGCAAGATATACGGATGATTTTGTTGTATCCAATCCTGAGAGTATACCTTTAACCCTTGCAGTAACTTTAGTTACTCCGTCTCTATCTACAAATGTACAAGGGTGTTCTTCTAAGAATGTACCATAGTGATTATCTGAAACCTCTAATGAATATTCTGCACGACTTGAATTGATAATGTAAACATTTTCTACAATCGATTCAGCTTTTATTTGAACACCATCTTCCTCGTATTGAACAACTTTATCTGTTGCACTTGGAAGTGTATTAACATCATCCATGACAACTGCAATTCTTCTTTGGTGATTGTGTCCTGATTCTGAAATTTGAATTGTTTCATCGATGAGATATCTAATATCTGCATCTTGTCCATATAATAATCTAAGTAAGAACTGGACTGATTCTTTCGTACCTTTCTTTTGATAAAGGTCATGTATGTTCTTTATTGTTAATCTTGCATCTTTAGTTTCATCTATATCTAAAGATGGAATAAAATCTCTTTGGAAATAATCTAAGAATTCTTCTGTGGTATGGTCTACATCAGAATAATTTAAAAGATTATTATTTGCAAGAACGGAATTGTGTTTAAATGATTTGACTACACCTGTCTGTCCGCCTTGTCTGCTTGTTACGGTCTCACCTTTATCGAAACCTTTTCCGTGTATTGTGTCGGTATAAAATGTGTTACCATTGATAACATTAATTTTTGCAACTGTTCCAGTTTTAGAACCAACAATATACTCTCCTTTTTTGAAAGGACTTTTTGTTTGTTCTGCTATCAGTCTTGAGTTTTCTGCATCAGGAGCTGCTGGATTAGTTCTAGTTTCTAATAGAACATGACCGACTGAATCACCTTCTAATAGAATATCATCTATGTCTCCTTGAGACTCAAGCACTAAGACTTCAGCCTCAAGGAATTCATAGTACGCCTTTAGGAATTGTTCAAATACTGGTGCCTCTTCCTGAACAAAATCAGGAACAAGTGAAGTTATCCTATCTGATAACTTATCAACATTTGAAACATCACTAGACATAATTAAGCGATTGTACCACCAATGTTAGATAATACATTCCATCCACCCAACGCAGAACCTAACCACACGCAAATCATTGCGTCACCTTTATCGGTGAATGTGATAGTTGTTCCGTTGTTGAAAGTTGATGGAGTTACTACTACATCATAAGAACCAGCTGGTTCTGTTGCGATTACAACAATTTTGATTTCACCAATATCACTAGAATCAGGTAATGATAATGCAAGGTTAGCACTGATTGAATCAGCGTCTACTGCAATTATACCACCATTTGCAATTGATCCGTTTGCACTTACAGTGACAACATCATTGATTGCCAAGTGAGTTGGTATGTTTTCAAAAAGACTTGCTATTGCTAGTCTTTTGTTTACGGGAGTTCCACTAGGGTCGTCAACAACATGTAATATGTCTGTTCCCGACACTTCGGAACCGTTCATTACGGTCAAAGCCGTTATCTTCTTATCTGCCATTCTCTTTTCCTCCTATAATCCAATTGAATGGGAAACTACTCAGGGGATTCCTGACCACTTTTTTCATTTATTTTAATAACTACTGGTTGAGGTAGAAGTATACCCGACCCCAGCACTCGATTCACCACTTGCGATGGTGTCTACTTCACCCGACACTTTGATGTCGTCTTGAGAGATATCAATTAAGTTACCTCTTTCTGCAACTACATCATTACCCGAAGGTATGAGGGTGAAGTCTATCGATGAGTCAGCATTAACCGTAGAGGTTAAGATGAATGCATTGATAGATAACAAACCAGTGGAATAATCAATTGTTCCAGCTGCATTGTCCTTGTAGATTCGTGTTGACCCTGATAGATAATACCTTCTTAAATTACCTTTTCCGTCATCGTCAAAGTAATGAGTATTAACTGAGTCACCACCAATCTTAAAGCCTGTTGTTGTAGTAATACCACCCGCCATTGCATTGTGACCTGAATGGGGATTGAATAGGGCATTACCCATGGAAAGTTTATATCCTACTGGATTTGGTGAAACTGTTCCATTTAATTTTTTCTTTAATCTGATATTTGTTGTGTTAGACAAAATTGCACCATCAGCTGCATCGATTGTCTTTAATAGATTCGAGTGTCTAAAGATTGCATCGAACCCGTTTAGATTGTCTGTATCAAATTGATTGATTGTATTTTTTACCAATGTTGATAACTCTCCAGCAGTTAATGTTGTTAAACTTGGATTGTACTTGAATGTTGTTGTGATGAGAATCTTGATAATATCTGCATCCACAATCTCAGGTCTAACCGTCAACATGTTTAGTTTATTTAGATTGCTTTTTACTAATGCTTTTTCTGTCTCTGAGAGGTAGTCTGCATTGTTTGGTTTCAATGCAACAAATACTTTACCATATGCAGGCGGAACATTATCCTCACCTCCCCATACTGCAACTGCATCTGCATTCGGATAGTATTCTTGAACTTTTGCTTTGTAGTCGTTCAATGTAACAAGTCTGTTTTGTGATGTATAGAACTTAGTTGCTTTGAACTTGATTGATTCGATAGATTCTTTCTCTGCACCACCAGCTGCTTTTTCTACAACCGATATTGTCGAGTCTGTGAATCCGTTGATTGCACCTACTTGAGAAAATCTATTAGCTCCATCTGCATGTATTTCGTTAACAATTATGTAATCAACTGTTATGATATCACCATCTAGTAATGATACACCTAGTGTACCATCACCAAAATAAATCTCAATGAATCCTTCTTCGTTTTCTTGAGTGTAATATACTTTTGATGTTGTGTCAATATTAGATACATCAGTTGACAATGCATAAGTAGATATAGTTCCACCTGAGTTTACAGTAACAGCCATTCTGAGTTTGTCTACTCTTTTATTTGAAACTACAAATTTAGAATTCTTAATCTGACTATCAAATATAAACTGATCTTGGGCAAATTGACCCTGAACTAATTCTACATTACTATATGTAAATATAGTTCCATCAACTGTTGGTGTATATGTTGAAGCTGCAACGAATTCGTATTTAACTCCTTCGTATGTTGTTCTGAATTGTGTTCCTCTTGACATAATCATAGCAGATGTAGTTGGAACTGTACCGTCTGCACTTCTTACATTTCTGAGAACTATGTTTGCTTTGGCAGTTGAAGCTTTCTCAGAAGATGGAGTGAATCCTAAATCTTTTGCTCTTGATACAACATTCTTTCTTATCTGTGCTGAATCTAAAAACAACTCAGAGGCTGCAATGTTTGTATTGACTGCACCAATATGAGATGCATATGCAAGAAGGTCTATCAAGATTGATAGGGTTGCACCTTCAAAGTTATAATCTTTAAATGTGTCTTGTCCTTTAAGATAATTCTTAAGGTTGTCTGCAATGTTATCAAAATCTAAATCGGTAACATTTATTTGTGAACTGTTTACTGCCATTATCGTGTCCTATTTACTGTAAATTGAAGCTCTTGATTAGATAAACCATTCTTTATATTATAAAATACAGTGACATCTAAACTGTTGCCTTCTGTTTGAAAAACACATCTCACATTTGAAACCCTTGGTTCAAAATCTTCTATTGCTTCTTTTAATCTTCTCTTTGCTCTGTTTAATTTTCTATCGGTATCCAATTCGAATAATAGTCCACGAATGTTTCCACCTAAACTTGGTTTAAAAGGTCTCTCATAATAGTTAGTCATGACTATATTTCTAACTGCCCTACGGACTGCATCTGAGTCTGACTTAGTTGCAACATCACCTGTTATGGGGTGAGCAGTGAATGCTAAATCAAGGTCTTTATATGTAGACTTGACTGCAACATTCTTACTATTTGTTTTTACATAATCGACCATAATACTATTTATACAATTAGTTCGGGCTTCCTGTCTTCGGAGCTGCACTTCCGCCTACACTATGTGTATGTGTTGAAAGTTTAACACCTTTACCTGTAACTTCACCACTTGCAGTGATAGAAGAAGCATTCTTCTGACTACCTGTAACATTCAATGTACTATGCAACTTAGTTGCTTTAGAAACATCAAGTGTACCCGTTATCGTTGTATCTGATATAATCTCCGTTTTGTTATTACCTGTTATTGTTATCTTACCTTCTGATGTCACATCAGTTGTTCCACCAATCTGTCCAGTAAAATTACCCTTAGTTATTTCAGATGTTACATTACCCTCTGAAACTAACTCAGTTACATTTCCTTTTAAAACTTTTAGGTCAACATTTCCTGTATCGATTGTTATGTTTACATTACCATAACCTACTTGTAAATCTGTATTACCAGCTATGAATACTTTATCATCTTTTAGAATTGCAGTGTAGTTGTTGTTTACAATTCTAGTAACCTCAGAACCATCTGCATGTATCTCATGGAATGTACCTGACCTATGATGTAAGTTGATTCTTTCTTTACCAAGTGTATCGTCTACTTCAAATACATGACCTGATTCGGATTGTGTAACTTTATTATATGGATATACTGGTGCAGAATCTACATCAACAAAATCTTTAAGTATCTTTTGTTCATCGGGTATCTCTACTTCATTACCTTCTGCATCTGTTTGTTTTGCAATCTTATGATCTAATACTGAACCCCTTGCAAGCGTAGAGTAATCTGACTCATCAACATATAAAGGATAGTATGGTAACATCTCCTTTGTAAGTTCCAACTCTTTGATAGTAGAACCTGTATTATCATATTTAACATCGATAGTTTCAGGTGACTTAGGTGCAGTGTCCATTGCAGTAGTAAGACCCCAACCTCTTCTTGAATCTTGAACTGGGTTTGGTGCTTCAGACCCTTCATTGTAATCTGCAACCGTTAATGCTCTAGGGTCATTGAAACCTTTCTCAATACTTCTAGTTATCAATGCATCAGTTGTATCTTCTTTGTATCCAGCTTGTGGGATACCAGCTGCAACACCAAGAACTATTGGGTCTTGTTTTGCTTGGTCTCTAAAATATCCAAATACCGTAGACCCCTCTACAAGTCCGTGACCTGTTCCTAACCCCGATAGTCCAGCAGATGTTGTTGGAAGTATAACCTGACACCATGGTAAATCTGCAGAGGCGATAAGAAGTTTATCATCCGTATGGATTCCATGTATACGAACACGGACACGACCAACCTTTAAGGGGTCTTGTCTGTCTTCAACTATTCCGTAAAAATATTCCATGTATTCTGCATCCATATAAACAACATAGGTAATCCTACCCATGCTAATAATGTTAAACTAAAATATGTTATCACTTCCATCATGCTGATTCCTCTGGCCCAGGCACATCATCTAACGGTCTTGCATCTTCTATCTTCTTAGCATAACTTTCTTTTACACATTCTAATTGTAATAGACCAGTTTTTGCTTGGGTGTCTCCATTGACTGCAAGATCGGTAATCAAATACCTGTCATCATTTACTTTATCTGACTTGTCTCCCTCGCCAGGTACTTCGGGTGTTGGTATCTTTAATTTGATAATCATACCAACGGTTAAATCTGTTCTGAGTGGAATTGTTAATTGTATTCTATGTTGTTGTAATATCTCTAAGAGAGCTCTTCTTTCTAATGTTCCACTATCATTTAGTTTTCTTGGTTCAAATACTTCGGGGTCTGATAGATTCTCTGCATTATCAAATGAGTGTTGATTGTGATAATCTCTAATGATTAAGGAATCAAATTCTTCTGTAGGTTTTATGTCTATATCAATCTCGTCAATAGTCGGTGATACAGCTGGGTCAACAATCTCATTTGGTCTGAGAACTCTTTCATCATCATCAAGAAATAACATAGGGAATCCTGATACATGGTCTCCCTTATCCATTGATGTTTTTAAATCATAAACATTTTCTTCTTCTAGTTTTCTTATTGGGTCATATACTTTTAATGTAGATGCGTATGCACCACCGACAGTTGCTTGTAATGTGTCGAACATCTGAGGTTTTTTGTACATTTGTATTGCAGTGTTCAAACCTGACGGTGCATTAAGATTTTCGTCTGATGTTTCTACTGTATTTGTAGGACTTAATGAGAATGGAATCGGAAACTCCATAGTACACATTGTATCAAAACTTAGGAATCTAAATCCACCATTTAGAGTTTGATAAAAGAACAAGCCATTTCTAAATCCATATGTTTCTCCTACTTGAGAATTATTTGTAATGTAATCTATGAGTTCTGCAACTGTCCAATTAGGACATATGAATTGTTTATTTTCGGGAACTGTTTTTTCCCATGCATCAAACTCATCAGTTTTAAACTTACCCACATCAACTAATGCATTCTGTAGTATTTGGTCGTATCGACCACGAAGTGTTTGACTGATTCTCTTCCTTCTTGCAAAGAACATTCGAGGGTCACATATTCTAAGAACATATGTCTGTGTTAACTCATCGATTCTGTTTATGTTATCTAGTTTATATACTCTGAATGTTTTATCAATTGAAAATTCTTTCTCTGCTTCCTCTCCGACACCTTCCTTTTGGCTGAATGCAATACGAATGTATTCTTGACCAGTCATTCTAAAATTCTTTGGAAGGTTTAGACCATCATATACTGAAACCTCTCCCGTTACAAACTTATTGAATATAGATTCAAATAGTTTAAATCCCATGACCATATTTGTAAGGTCTAAAGATTCGTTGTATTGGTTTACTAAGGTGAATGCTTCTATGTTGAATTCACCCGCTGCATAGTTAGCACTCATGATTTCATTACTTTCTCAAACTGATTTACAACTGCTCCAATCATACTCGGTTTGATAATTTTTATTTTTCTTTTCTCTTCGTTAATTTCATATTCGTCTTCGAATATAGATTTTGCAGTGGAACCACTTACAAAGTGTGTACTCTTTACTCCATCCTTTTCATAATATGCAACACCATCTTGTTTATCAATGATTGAAACTGGTGTTACAGCTTTACTGGAAGATGAACCTGTGGATACAATTGGACTTACAAATCCTACTTCTACATCGACTCCTAACCTACAAAAAGTTGGGTCAACTTCTGTTATGATTCCTCTTGAATTTGTTCCTGTTATTGATTCTCCTAAAAGAAACTTACTTGTTGATGATACTATATCTGTTGATTGATTACATACAAAATACTTTCCCTTATATCTCTTTTCCATATATGATTGAAATGATGCTTGGTCTTTCCACCAATCATAATAGTTATTAAGGTCATTTACTAAAAAGAAAGTCCAATGAAGGTCACCGTTACCGTACAACTTTGTTGCAAGTACATCGGGTCTATCACCTTCTTCTAGTTCATGATAAGTATAATTTACAACTGCTTCTCTTGCAGCTCCTTCAATATTTGACTTACGGAAAAAGTCTTTGATTGTAATTAACTTACCATCGGAAAGCTTGTACTGCATTTCAGGAAAGTTCTTAAAAAATTGTGTTGCCATTATTATCCTCCAGTGGATGAGTCAAGAATACTAGGTGAACCACTCTCATCACTTATACTACCTAATCTGCCTTGAACTTTTTCAGGAGCAACTCTAGATTCATAAACTTCTTGAGACATAACTTTAATCTCTGTAAATTCACATGAAATTTTTGTAAAACCTGAATAGAACTCATCATCGTTTTCACTTGCTAACATAAAGTCGGGATTCTCAAGTGGTGTTACTGTGACACCTGTACAAACCATGGGTAAGAATCTTTCTATTTGTTTTGAAACTGGGCCTTCTATCTCTACCTCAAATACATTCGGATAGTTAAAGAAGTTTTCAGTAGTGTTTTCTGAATCCTCTCCATCACCAGCTGCAAATGTGTCGGGTAACATTGCAACTCTGAATGCATGAATGATTTGTTGAACCATGATTGCTTCTTTTTCTGATCTTGGATACATATCCCATGCAAATGAATGTGTTCTAAAGTCTATACCTTCTAATAGTTGTTCTTCCATAGGGTTGACTGCTCGTCCAGCACGAAGGTTACCTACACCTGACCCCATCGAACCAATTGCATTTTGAATAAATCCTTTTCCAGCGTTTACTGCTTCTTCAAATACCCCACCTGCGTCTTCACCACCTTGAATTGCACCTGATACCCCTCTTGCAAATGCACCTATACTTTCAGTCTTGTATGTTACTTTAGATTCTTGATTCCATCCACCCTCAGGCAATGGTAATGCAATCGTAACTGGTGTATCTGAAATTAAGTTTCCACCACTTGTTCTTTTCTTTCTCAAACGAGTAGTAAATAACATGAAGTTATCGATATCACCATCTAAAGGATATTGTAAATCTCTGTGTCCTCCTGATGGAGCTCTTTTTGCTTTTCCTTTTGACTTGGTTGCACTGTCTAAACTTTTCTGTAAGGTTGCTCTTCTTTGTTCTAGTTTCCTTCTTCCTTCTTCTGCTTGTGCTTGGAGTTTGTCGACCTCTTCTGTATTGACACCTCCTTTGTAACCTATACTTTCAAGTTTGGATTTAATCCCTTTAACTGATTTTACGGCTTGAGATGCTTGGTTGATTTTGTCTAATAATTTGTTGATACTTGGCATATAAATATTCCTAACTAAAGGTCTTTTATTCTATTTATGTCATACAGTGGTAAGTTTAAACCGAAGAATTACAAAAAATATAAGGGTGACCCTACAAAGATATATTACAGGTCTCTTTGGGAACGAAGATTCATGGTATACTGCGACAACAACCCGAATATTATTGAATGGGGAAGTGAAGAAATCATCATTCCTTACCGTTCGCCTGTAGATAGAAAAGTTCATCGTTACTTTCCTGACTTCTACATCAAATATCGTAATTCAAGGGGTGAAGTCTTAAGAGAAATCATTGAAGTTAAACCAAAGGCCCAATGTTTCCCTCCGAAAGAACCCAAACGAGTCACAAAGAAGTACAAAGCAAAAGTTCTGACATATATAGTAAACCAAGCAAAGTTCAAAGCTGCTGGTGAATACTGTGAAGATAGAAAAATGGGCTTTAGGATACTAACCGAAGACCACTTAGTCCCAAAAAAAGGTAAAAAATGACAAAATTATTTGTATTTGACTTGGATGGAGTCTTGATCGACTCTTTACCCAACATGGAGGCTGCATGGACAGCCGTAAAAGTAAAACACGAAGTAAAAAATCCGTTTTCAGACTATAAAGAACAAATAGGGAAACCATTTGTTGAGATAATGAGGTGTCTTGGTCTCGAAAAACAACATTTAGAGATATATGACACCTACAGAACATACTCAAGGATGAGTTTAGACGCAATTCCATTGTATGATGGGGTACTAGACACCCTCAATACCCTAAAAGATAACGGCAATAAGATAGCATTATGCACATCTAAAGCAAGAGATACCGTTTCACTACTAGAATATAAGTTACCTAAGTTCGATTACATCTCATGTCCCTGTGCTGGAATGAGAGGTAAACCAGCTCCTGACCAATTACTTTATACCATGGCAACCCTGAACACTGACCCATCAGATACAGTCTATATTGGTGATATGATATACGACCAACAGGCTGCAGAGAGAGCAGGGGTAAGATTTGAATATGCATCATGGGGATTTGGAGATTTG